TACTCCTATATTGGAGACCTCCCTATAGCTGTTTATAATAAGAGAACTGGAGAAACTATGTTTTTAGTTATACCTGTGAAGGATGGTGATAAATATGAGATATAAGCCCAAAATGTTACACAACCCAACCGATGAAGTAAAAGAGTTTAGATGTGGTGGAGAGACCTTCATATTCCAACCAGGAGAAAAAAGAATCCTAGACGGAATGGAGTCAGACCATGCACTAAAGAAAAACGGCCTAGGACTTGTTGAGTTCACAGGCGGAGAGACAAAGGTCGAAACACCCTCAGAACCAGTAGATATAACGACGTCTGAGGTTGACTATGACAAAGTTCCTTGGAAAACCCTTGTAGCCATAGGATCTAAGGCTGGAGTTTTCAGGCCTGGAATGAAGAAGGACGAGCTTATTACCGCCTTAAAAGGACTAGATGAGTAAACGCGAACTCTATGAAAGTTTATTATTAAAAAAGAAGGCCAAGGGGCTCGATGATCTCTATTATTTCAATAAATATATAATAGAATCGGACCCCGGACGCCAAAAGTACCTTGTAGACCATGTCCATGGAGAGTGGACTGATTGGTACAAGAACTCCACAAAACGAATTAAAATGATATTGGTCCCGCGGGCGTGTTTTAAAAGCACGTTCTTTACCGCTGGGAGGACTCTACAGGCACTTTGTGAGGATAGAGGTAGTAGGATACTAGTAGCTAACGCAACTTTAGCCAACGCCCAGAACTTTATGGGTGAAATTAAAGAACATTTACGAAAAAACCCCCAACTTATTGAGTTATATGGAGAATTTTACGACAAGTCCTTGAAGTGGAATGAAGATGAGATAGAAATTATAGGGCGACCTCTTTCAGTCAGAGAACCCTCAGTCTCAGCAGCAGGAGTAGGAGGAAACCTTGTTTCTAGGCACTATAGTATGATAATAGCTGACGACTTGGTCAACCTAGAGAACTCCGCTACAAGGTATCAGTCAGATAAAGTCATAGATTGGTGGAAACGGGCCTTTTCTTTACTCGATTACGATGGAGAAATGATAATAATTGGCACACGCTGGTCCTACTATGAGCTATATTCATGGATTTTAGAGAAAATGCCTGATGAAGTTGACGTTTATATTAAGGGGGCATACCACCCAGACGGTAGTTTGTACTTTCCAGAGCTTTTAAGTGAGGAGAAGTTAAATGAATTAAGAAAATTGCAGGGATCCTATGTGTTTTCCTCGTTTTATTTGAACGACCCGGTCGACGAAGAGAGTGCTTTAATTAAAAAAGACCAGATTAAATATTGGGGAGAGGGCGAAGATACAAAATTGCCGAAAAGTTTAAATATATTCTCTCTCTGCGACCCAGCAGTAAGCCAACACGCTGACGCAGACGAGTCCTGCATCCTAACCGTAGGGGTAGACTCATTAAATAACTGGTATGTCCTAGAAGCCAGGACCGGCCAGTGGACCGTTGGAGAACTTATAGAGCAACTGTTCTCGGTTCATGCCTTATGGAAACCACTCTCGATGACAATAGAGGTAATCGGGCAGGCCCAGGGGCTTATGACCCCAATTCACGACGAGGAAAATAGAAGGAACAAATACCTGCCTTTAGTAGAGATTAAATCTAGGGGACATGTTACAAAACAGATGAGAATTAGGTCAGTCCTCCAGCCTAGATTTGAGAGGGGTAAGGTTTTCATTAAAAGAGATATGTTTGAATTAGAAGAACAAATACTAAAGTTTCCTAGAGGACGTAGAGATGATATGATCGATGCTTTGACGGACATGGACGAGGTAGGATTTGAAGCAGACCCGCCGGAGCAGGCACAAAGCCTATCGGGGAATTATTTTGAAGACTTACTAAAGACACAGTCTAGTAGAAAGAAAGGCCCTATTGATCCCTTTATGGGTGAGAACTACTAGGGTATAATTAACACATATGGACTTTGTACTACTTTTTATTATAGTGCTTCAAACAGCCTACATAGTTTATAAGGATATTTCTTTCGGTAAGGAGAGAGAAAGACACCTTCTAAAGATAATGAGCAAGGACGTAGTCGAATATAAAGAGGCCGTTGAAACTGTAGCGGAAGATACCGAGAAGGAGCCGGAACAAGAGATAGTTCCAATCGAGGAGATTTCTATAGAGGAAATGCTTTTGGCAAAAGATAACACATGATAAAAGTAGACAAGAAAGAATGGAAGAAACTAGACGATAAGGAGAAGATTTCTTATTGCGACTCTTTACTGGAAGACGCCAAGTCAGCCAGAGAGAAAATGGACCTTGAGTGGTACCTAAACCGTATGTTCGAGGACGGAAAACACTATCTTTCCTACAACACCACACTTAAAACACTAGAAGCTAACCCACCTAAAAGAAGAGGTGAGGTTAGAATGGTTGTTAACAAGATACGTTCTTCAAAGAGGGCTATACAGAACTATGTTACTGGTGACAGACCAAAGTGGGACGTTACCCCAGGGGACATAGACCAAGACACAGTAGCCAATGCCAGAAGAGTAGGTAAGGTTATGGACTCCATATTTAGAAAACTACACCTAGAGGCTATGATTAATGGCGTCGTAGACACAGGACTTAACACCTCAGTTGGAATCGTAGAGATAGACTGGGACGAGGAGGCAGAGGGCGGACAAGGACAGGTTCGTGTAAGAAATCACGATCCATTTGACGTTTGGATTGCCCAAAACTCCTATCTATATGGTGGAAGGCTTGTTTCAAGTTTTGCCGCAAAAACCCCAAGAAGAACACTATCCTCTATCGCAGTAGACGAGAGATATAACAAGAAGGCTAGAGATAAAGTAAAGGCTGACGAAGAATTAGCAGTTTCAAGATTAAAAGCAAAGATTATTAGAAAAGAGAACAGCGAGAAAGAAGAGAAGGTTATTAAGAGGGCCACCGTTAAAGAGTTCTTACTTTGGGACGACGAGAAGAACGAAAAGGGTGGAAACATAAAACTATTCACATATGCGGGCGGTGAGGTCCTAAGAGAAGAGGATCTACCTGAGAGAGAGTACCCATTAATCTTCTTCCAGATCTCAATGAACCCATTGAAGGTATATCAGAGATCCTGGATGGCAGACGCCATTCCTTTAAATAAAGCTTTAGACAGATCCCTTTCACAAAAGATAATGTACGTTAACCAGGCGTTGGTTTATAGAATCATTGCCGACAAAGGCCATGGGGCCGGAGTGGTTTCAAACGAGGCCGGAGAAATTATCGAGATAAACAAAGGCAGAAACTTCCAGCAGATGACAATGAACCCATTGCCTACAGGGTTTGACTCCCTTTCTGGAGAATTAGGGCAATATATAGAAGACACTTTAGGTGCCCATGACGCTGCTTTAGGTAGGTTACCAGCAGGTGCCAGGTCAGGAAAGACGCTGGAAGCCCTACAGGCTGCCGATGCTAACAACCTTACTGGATTAACTCAGGCATTAGAATCTTTCCTATCAGTCGTTGGAGAAAGAATCATAAATATAATCGCCGACAAGTATGTAGCTTCTAGGGTTATGAAAATAGCAGAGCCAGAAGAAGGACAGAACTTCGTGAAGGTACAGGGTGAAAACGGACAATTAGAAAACGACGTAACAACAATAACTAAGGATAACGAGATAATCGTTAAAATAGGATCTTGGTTGGGACACACGCAAGAAGCCAAGAGAGAAACTATTATGAGGCTTGCAGAAATAGGGGCCTTAGATGGTGGCGAAGTGTTACGACAATTCGAGTTCCCAAATGCAGAAGACCTTTCACAGAAAGCACAAGAACAGAGACTAGAACAAGGACAATTAGACCTAGCTGTTGCCGGTAGAGGACAGGGCGGAGAAGCCCCACAAGAGGGCGGAGCAGATATGACGGCGTTAGCAGACAAAGAAAACGCGGCCATGATGGGGGGAGAACAGGTCCCACCAACTGAGGGTGCTGATATTCAACATACACAAAGCCACACAGATTTTATGAAAACAGATATGTTTAGGACTGCCTCCCCTGAAGCACAACAGTTCCTAGCGGCTCACGTTCAGGGTGAAATGCAATTCCACGGTGTCGGAGGTGTCTAATGGCACTAGCTTCATTTACTAATCAGAGAACCCACGATAAATTCGTTTTAAACAGCGACAGTGAAACTGCGGTAAGAACAGTCACTGAACTTACCAGTGGTGGTAACACAGCTACTATAAATGACGACGGCGAACTGTCTGTCGTTAGTGGTGGGCACATTTCCACAGCTAACTCCTCCTCAACGAAATTAGATGCAGGTATAGCATTTACTGGAACCGCGGAAGATATTACTAATGTGTCAGTTATCATAGTGGGTGTAAAAGCTAGTCACGCCTCAGCAACAGACGGTTTATCTGTACAGTTCTCCCCAGATGGGACTAATTGGGACGGAACAGACTACTTCACAGTTCCAGCAACCTCTGGTAAGACCTTCTCTTTCCAACCAGCTCTCAGGTATTTTCGTGTGGTCTACACAAACGGTGCTGTGGGTCAGACATACTTTAGATTGCAAACTATTTTTAAACATACAAACGTCAAGCCTTCATCACACAGAATAGCTGACGCTATCATTGATGATGACGATGCAGAGCTTGTCACATCAGTGTTAAAAGCCAAGGCTAACGGCGGAGGATTTATCAACATTGGGGCTACTTCCTCTAATAACCTACGGGTTACTGACGCAGAGAGTGGATTGGCTATTGCTAAAGGAGACGTTACTGGGACCACATTCATTCATAAGTTCGGTGCGGCCCCTGACTTTGACGTAGCAGACGGTTTTGTTACTGTGTGGGACGCAGCGGATGACAGTTTATTTGCGGGGTCCCCACCCATGCTTTACACATATTCGGCCACAGCGGACATAGGTCTTATTTCAAGCTCGGGGGCAGATACGGTAGACATAGAGATCCAAGGATTAGACGGAAACTATGATTTGGTAACACAAACAATCACATTAAATGGTACAACCGACGTTGATATATCAGCAACTGGGACTGACCTGCTC